TTATCGGGATGGGCATGATTCGAGGCGGCGGCTCTAGCGGCGGCGCGATCGGCGCACAATCATCGAGCGTTTGAAACTTGTCCCGCGGCGGCATCCCTTGTTCACCCCTTGCCGCCCGAGCCGATGCCGCGGATCGCCGCGGTCAACATCGTCCGCACCCGGTCCATGTGCCGCCGGCGGGCGGTCACGCTTGCCGGATACAGGAATGCCTGTTCGGGTGTGCCCTTTTCCGCGATCTTCAAACAGATCGGGTACGCCGCGGCATCGGGAATCCCTTTTAGCCGGCACCAGGCGCGAATTGCCTCGAGCGGCGGAAAATGCGGGCGCGTCCCGAACTCGACGTGCGGCGCGTATTCCGACGTGCTGCCTACCGCCACCGACAACCCGTCAGGACTCACCTCGCTTTGGATCGAGTTGTACAGATCGCCGCTCGCGATCGAATCGTTTTCCCTGACGTTGCGTTGCGCCTCGGCCACCACATCGGCGGCGGTGATTTCGTTTGCGGCCCGCAGCACCTCGGGAAACATCAGGCTCAACGCATGCACGTTGCGCCGCAACGCCAGACCGCCTTCGATTGTCGCCGAGAAGATCGCCATCGCTTAACTCCCGCGCGGTTCCTGATGCGCCTGGATCGCCCGCACTTGTTTGATCAGTTGCTCGAGGCACGGGCTGCAATATTCGATGGCACCCGGCACCACCGCCATCCAGATCTGATGCCCGCACTCGAGTTGCAGGTCGTAGCCGTAGCCTTGCGCGTCCGGTACACTCCACTCGACCTTGCGCGGCAATATCAGGCGCTCATCGATCGTGATTTCGCTCATTGCGTGCCGCCTTCCATCTGCGCGCATCGGAGCTTTAAAAACCTATCCGTCATATCGGCGTTTTCGCAGTTATCGATATCGAGATACATGCCGCGCCACCAGACACGGTGCCGGCTGGTGATGCCGGTGTCGAACCGGATCACGATTTCGTACCGCACCCGTTGCGCGGTCTGATCGCCCGCGAATACCTCGGCCCCCGAGATCTCGCGCACCGCCGCGGGGCGGTCATAGGCCAGGCCTGCCGGGATGATTTCCTGCGCCCCGCCTTGCCCATCGGCGGCCACATCGGGCAGGAACACGCATACCCACTCGCGCAGGTCCGATGCCGTCATACTTCGATCTGCTCGCTGCGCCAGAGATCATGCACGCCCACGGGCACACCATGAGCACCCGCCGCGTATTTCGCCTCGCGAGCGCCTACGCGATCCTCGTACAGCGTGGTGGCATACTCGAGAATCCCTTCGCGCACCGTATCCGGCACCGCGGCAGCGTCATCGCCGTAGCCCGATACCCACACCACCGTGACCGGCGAATAATACGCCGGGCTTGCCAGTGTGATCACGTTGCCCGCGAGCGTATAGCCCGTAATCGCGGTGCCCTGCCCGTCGGTTACCGATGTCACCGATTGCACGTCGCCCCGCGGCAACGTCAGTTGCAAGGCGCAGGCGCAATCGCTGCCGTCCGATGTGAACGTGCCCTCGAGCGTCTGCGTCAGGATCGAGCGGCGCATGAAGACCTCGGCCCGCCAGGTTGCCGCCGATAACTGGCGGTCGAGCAACGCCGGTTGCACCTGTACGGTAATGCCGTTAATGCGGGCGTGCTCGACAAACTCGCCCTGCGTTACCGGCAAGCCCTCGGGCGGTGTCTTTACTTTGATTCCGGCGCATCGCATGATGGCGTATCGTCCTCATCGGCGTCATCCCCGTCCCACGGCATGGCGGCGGCTTTGAGCGCTTCCGCTTCGGCTTTGTTCTCGGGCGCTTCCATCACCGCTTTGTTTTGCGGCGTAATGACCGGCTTTTTCTTTTTCGGCATAACAAATCGGGCGGCGGCACCTGCCGCCGCCCACTTCTGTCGAACCCTTCAATTCACATACACCTTACCGACGCTTTGATTCGCCTTCATTCGCTCGGGCACCGCCCCCCGCCGGTGCGGGCGCGGTGATCTTCTCGAATGCGGCCGCATTGAAGGTCAGCAGGACAAGCCTCTCTTCGATGAGTACCGTCAGGAGATTGTGGATGAAGTCGTCTTCGTTCTGGGCGGCAACCTGCACGTTGACTTCCTCGCGATCGAGGATGAGCGAGTTGCCCTGAAATGCCCCGACAAGTCCCGTGCCGGCGGCGATCTTCGACGACATGACCATGCGTACACCCCACATGCGCGAGATGCCGTTATAGTCGATGGGGTTCGCAAACGAGTAGTTACCCTGGATGTTCTTTGTCAACGCGAGCGTGCCGTAATCCACCGGATTGATCACTGCGCCATCGGGTACGAATCCCTTGGCCGCCAGATCGAATACCGCCATTCCGATCGCGTCCGCGATCGTGTCGCCCACCGCCGCCGCGGGCGCGGTCGCCGCATTCTTCAGGATGCCGGTCAGTTGCGGCGAAACGCCGGTACCGTTCAGGAGCTGATCGTCCTCGGCGCTTGCCACGCCATAGATGCCGTTGTTTTCGATAACAGCGCTCAGGCCCGGCACGTCCTCCCACGCCTGCCGCGACACTTTGAAATAATGCGCGATCACTTCCACGGGCGCGGTCTGCGGCGCGAATGTCTTGTCAGACTTCGGTTTCGCGGCCCCTTCCGCCACCGGCGCGGCCAGATTCGTAAATGTGGTTTCCCGCAAGTATTGCACCGCGCCCGCGGTGGTCGAGCCTTGCGGGAACAATACCCGCACGCCGAGCGGCAGGCGTGGCCCCACGCTGATTGCGGGTAACGCTTGCGGCATCAGCGCGGACAGGCCGGTGATATTTTTCGCGAACAGGCTGCGGCGCAGAGCCGTGCCCGCCTTCAGCGTCATGTGGAAGCCATTCTTGGCGCCGCTCTGCAAGTAGGCGATGAAATCCTTTTCCTCGCAGACCCGATCCCCGAACCCTTTTGCCGGCTCGAGATAGTTTCGGCTCAGATCGGCGAGCTTCGTTTCGAGCGTCTCGATCTTCTTCTGGGACTCCGCGCCGTATTTGGTCTGGATCGAGACTACCTCATCGGTGACCTTTTGCAGTTTCTCGAGCGTCTCGCTATCGGCCTTGCCCAGTAACTTGACCTGCCCCTCCATTTGCGAGTACAGGCCTTTCATTTCGGTGAGCGCCGTCAAAATCGTATTTTGATCGTTGCCCGTCAACGTGATTGCGGCTGCTGCTGCCATAACTCAGAACTCCTTTAGGAAATTAGTGCGTTGTGCATCTGACGCGATAGCCGCGACTTGCGCGAGCCATCCGGTCTTCGCTGCGTCGTCAACATCCCGTTGAGTCCCGAGCGCGTCATACCCGGCGGCAACGATGCATTTTGCCGCCGCTTCGGAGTAGCCCACATCCCGTAGGTGCTTCTCCAAATCCCGTTTTGTCCATTCGGCGCATTGCTTAATCCCGGTTAGCATAGCTTGCGGGTTGGCCGGAATGGCTACAAAACTGACTTCCATCAAATCAATCGATTTCAGCGTGCGGATTCGGCCCGCCTCATCCCACGCCGAACCGTTTTCGCGGACCATATATCCGATTGAAAGTTTCAAATTTTGCTTGAGACTGTGAGCATGCCGCGCAATCGCGTAGGCATTACGCCCTTCATCCGCATCGAGCGTGAGCTGCCCATGTATTTTCAGACCGTGACTGTCTTCCTCGGCCCCAGTCGCAAACCCGATAATCCTGTGCGTATCATGGCCCATCAGTAGAGGAAACCTGCCCTTGGTCTCGAGTAATGACTCCGCAAACGCGCCCTTGGCGATACAGTCGCCCTGACGATCGGGTTTCTTGCCGAAGGTGCTGGCATAGCCCTCGATTTCGCCGAGCGCATCCAGTTCCTTGATTGCAAAATCCACACCTGATAGATATTCCATGCGCCTTCACCCCACTTGATCGTTACGAGACTGATAAATCACCTGACACCGGCAGTTGACTGTTTGCGAGAGACTCGCGCCCAAGCTCGAATCCCCCGGAAAATTCATGCGGTCGCCGGCCACCATGAAATGCTGATCGAGGTGCTTCCGCTGCCCATGCGCCG